ATACAATTGACCGAACGATTCAAACAATGGGACGGGATGCCCGCGAACTACACGAACGACGTCGTCGTTTTAACCCCGCCGTGGTTCGGTATTCCGTCCCCAACGCGGCCGCACATTCGTCGTCATACGTTCGGGCACATAGGTAATGCGAACCGGTATCGTCCATACCAACGAACACGCGCGTTTGCCATTCGCCACCGCCGTTTCGTACTTCGATTATTTCGAGGAATTGTGGTGTCATTTGTTCACCGCGTTAACGTCGGGCAACTGGCAACAACAACGCAAACGTTTCTCGTCGTGCGCGTCAATGAACGCCAACCGACCATCGGCGGCGTCAAACCCAGCGGCGAACAATGCACGTCGTACGATGTCAAGTGCGTCGTCGATGTGTGAAACGTGTACGATGTGCGACGAAATGGTGACGACGTCACCCTCGTGTTGTATTGTGACGCGGAACAATGGTTGGGTGTCGGCATAGTCAATCATGGCAATGTGTGATTAAATGCACATAATGTGCGGTTATTGTGTGATTCATTTGACGTGTGAGCAACTCATTTTGTGGTACCCGAACCCGCCGCATTCGTCGCAGTTCATTGCGCCGACGACGTCGTTCAGTTGGTTGAATATCGATTGCGCGGTTTCGCCCCAATACATTTCGCATTTGCCGTCAACGATCGGCGGCGAAAGGAACGTCGATTGATAATCGGACGACGGCGACGTGTATCGGTAGCACGTTCCACGCATATGGCATCCGTCGCCCGTGCATTTGGTGATGTCGGTCATTTGGTGTTTTTATTCATCGTTGTGTTTCCAAACCGCGGTTGGTGATGTGTTGCCGCATCATTCCGCGCGTTCGTGTTTGATGTACTCCAGCGACGCCGGCAGTTCATCAATGAATCGTTGAACGTGTCGCGTACGGCGTTCGAACTGCAACCGCATAACGTGAACGCGGCCGGTTTCGCGGTGCCGTATGTGAAACGCGTACCATTCATTTCGTATGCGCCTCACGCCCCGATTTAGAGTTGTGGCACGGGTGACACATTGTTTGCAGATTGTCCCACGCCAACGCGAGGTCGGGGTTGTCATTCACGCGAACGATGTGGTCGACGACGGCACCGGTGCGACCGCACACGATACACACGGGATTTGTTCGTATAAACATACCCCGCAGTTTGCGCCACGCGGCCGACTGGTAAAACGTTGAGTTGGCGTTTCGGCGTCCTTTGTCGAACCCCGATCCCGTCAACCACGGGCGTTGTTTGCGTTCGGGCATATTAGGCATTGACGTCGATGTGTGTGTAATCAAACGCGCGGTCGATTGTCACCACCGACGTCAACGCTTTGGTGCGGTCGTCGACCCGACGCGGCGTGGCCGCCGCTTGGTCGTCGTCCGCCAAACGTTGCAATGCACGTTCAACGGCGGGTTTGTTTGCGCGGTGAACGGAACCAATGTGTTCGAGCCATTCGGTGAAACCGCGGCGTGTTGTTTCGTTATTCATGATCTTGACACGTTTCGCCGTTGATACGGGTGTTGTTGCATTTGCACACGACGCACCGAGATTCGGGCGTGAACGTGTCCAGTTGTTGTTGTAGGGCGCGAACGAGGGTGAATTTGAATTGCAATTTCGCGCGGATTACCAAACGCGCGGCGGCGCGGTAGTTGTCGCCCATAAGGTAGCGACGATGCAAACGCACGATGGCGTTTTCGAATGGTGTGAGTAGTTGGTTCATCGAATCAATTGTTTGATGGTTGGAATGTCGATGGTTCCGTATTTGGCGTGGAACTTTAGTAAAACCTTTTCCGCATCGTAAAACGCGGCCGTTGTTTTCGGTGTCGTGTACGACGACCACGCCTCGGTCAGTTGTTGGATTTCCGTTTTCATTGTGCGACGGATTAAAAAGATAGAACCATACCGGTTGCGAGTTCGAACATACCCATCAATTCGAAATTGAAAATGTTTTTTTGTTCGAACGTGGTTTTGATTTCCAGCGTGCGGCCGTTCAACTTGAATGCCTTGAGCGTGTATTGGTCTTGGCCGGCTTGAATGTCAATTGCAACGTACTTGTTGCGTGGGAACATAATTTGAATTCCGTTTTCGGTGTACACCACACCGGTTGCGTCGGTCATTGCGTAAACGCGCTTCATGCCTCCGAGTTGCTCAATGATTGTGTTTTTTGCTTGATTGTCCATGACGTTTTGTTTTTGTTTTGTTTCTTGAGTCAAATGTACAACAAAATGTTGAATGCACAAGTACAAATACCAAAATGAATCAAAATCGTGATACGTTGCATGAAATTTGAGAAAAATTCAACCAATTTTCGCCGGCTTGCGCCCCAAATACGGGGCCATCCGATGAATACGGCATTCCCGAACCTTGGTCAACGTATTGTTCACCTCGTCGATTTGCAGCGCATTGTAAACCATTGCCGACCGATTGGCCGCTTTGATGTGCGGAATCTTTGACGGGTCTTTGATCGGTACGCATTGCCCGACGTCCATCGTCATGACGCGTTCAATGATTTGTTCGATTAACTTGTCGTCGGCGGTCGTATCAATCAACAACCACCCCAAACCAGCGCGTTCGATTTCTTCGCGTGTAAGGCCGTTCAAAATCATTTTAACACTCGCATATGTTTCAACGGAATAAACGCGTTGTATCGTTCGACAATGCCCCCGTTGACGTTCTTTCGCGTTGTGGTACGGGCGACGTCGTAATCAATCAACAACGACCCGTCGGCGTCGGCGACTTTGAACGACACGATGTTTTCCGAACCAATGAGGTAAACGATTAAAACAAACGGAATGCCCAGCACGCGGGCGGCATCGCATCCGTCGGTGATTTTTTGATGGGTGACCAAATACGTTCCCATCGTGGCCAATTCGTCCAACGTCATTTCCCGCGATTTGAATTCGTAAACGGCCAACATATCGCCCTCATGGTTCAATACGATTCCATCGACGCGGGCGTATCGTGGCGTTTTAATGGTGCGCCACCCGTGCAAATCCGACAACAATATCATTGCGTCGATTTCGTGTTGTAGTGATTCCTCAAATGTCATGTTCAAAATGGTGTGTCAAGTTCGTCGTTGTGGTCGTTGTACGCGGCGCGTTGTGGTCGCCCGCTGGTCATTGTCACGATACCTTGGTCAAGCATCAAGTTGAACGCCTTTTGCGCCTCTTTTTGCTTTGCCGATTCCGTGTCGCGAATGAACGGAACGATTTCCGTTTTCATCTTGCCGTCAATCTTTTTTGCAATGCGTTGCAAATCGTCGGGTGTCCATACGCGGTCGAGTTCGTAAAAATCCGATTCAACGTGTTCCGTTAGCGAAATGGTGTCGTCCATACCCACGCGCATCGTTAATGCGGGAAATTCAATGTTTCTGGTGTATTCGGGCGTTATATTGGAACACGACGCATCCGTTTCGTTTTTCGCCACACCGATGACCGATTCCGCCTTTTGAACCAAGTACGCTCCCAAATGACCCTTTGCGTTCCGGTCGTTTTTGTTTTCGTGCAAAACCGCAACCAATGTGCAATTGTAATCCGATGTCCATTTGAGCAACCGCGATGCGATTTCGGTCGCCTCTTCTTCGTCGTTGACGCCCTTTGACGCCAAATCAACGATGCCGTCAACGATGACCAAACCAACGTTGGGAATGCGGGACAATGCGAATTCCACAAACGCGAAACGTTCGGCGTTGCGATCCAGCCCGCGGAATTTGAAATACTTCAAACGTTCGTGGTTCACCGATGGGTCGAATCCCGCCATTGTGAGAATGCGTTTCTTTGCCCGTGCCGCGTGCCAATCACCTTGTTCGGTGTCGATGTACACCACCATTTTGTCGCCGATGAACCCGCGCAATGCGTCGGCAACGACACCGCCCGACAATGCGGCGGCGGCGATTGCGGAAACCAAATACGATTTGCGGGATTTGGCTTTGCCTTGAATCAAAATAAAATTACCCAACGAACCCAACACGAACGATTCCAAACCCGTGAACACGTCAACGGCAACGGGCGGGCGTTCAACTGGTATGGTCGAATCCACTTCCATCGCCATCAATGCCGCCAACATTTCATCCTCGGTCGGTTCGTCCGCCTCAAATGAATCGTTGTCGACCAACTTGTACGATGCCCCGAAACCGCGTTCGTTCAACTGGCGGTATGCCTCTTTAAAATCACCGCGGCATTCCAGCACGACGAAGCATTGAAACGCGTCGTATGGTTTTTCTGCTTCGAATTCCGTTGACGTCGTCCACGGCCAAAACAAACCGGTATCGTTGAATATCACGCCCGACGTTTTGGCGTCCGTATCACCGGGGCGTTTCAAATATGTGTATTTTGCATTTTGCCCGACGATGCGCCATCCGTTCGCTTCGAGGATTTCCAACGCCGTGTGCGTTTCGCGGAACTCGCCCCACGGCGTTGTCGACGTCGCCTCGGTGCGGATTTTTTGTTCATGGGCCACGGCGACGATCGCGGGTGCCGTTGACGTCAAACGGGCGCAACGGAATAAGATTTCACGTTCGTCGGGTGTGATACGCTGAACCAATGTGATTTTTGATTTCATCGAATACCCCGGTGACGGAAACACCACGATTTGACCGCCGACGCCGCGTGTTTCGAATGTCGTTTCGCCGTTTAGGTTGCGGGCAAGTTTTTGATTGCCCTCGACCGAATCGCATTTGTAGATCCAATGTTGGCCACCCGACCGCGTGTTTTGGATTGTCATTTTCGAACGCAACCCGGGCGCCTCGGCATCAACGGCCGCGATGAATTCAACCAACTCGTCGCCGTCAAAATGCTTGGCGTCGATGTCCAACACCTCCAAACCATCGTACCCGCAAACGATGCCGATTGAATCCGTGTTCGTGAATAATTGTTCGGCGTCCCCCCAACTGATTGGTTCGGTTCCGTATCGTTGCCACGCCTTTAGTGCGGGGCGTTTGTCACCCCGAACCAATGGTATGGGTGAAAATCCCGCGGCAAGATAGCGGCGGGCGATGTCAACGACGTCGTGTTGTTGTGAGGTCATTCCAGTTGTCCAGTTTGTTTGTTTCGTTTTGCAGTACTCTAAATGTTTTTTGTCCGTTTGTTTCAGATGGCCGGACAAACCGCCACCGATCAATGTTCCCGTCGTACAACGCCAAAAAATCAACGTCGTCGTCGGTATATCGTTTTTTCGTCGCCCAACCTTTGCCGATGTTCCATTTCGATTTTCCGTTCAAATTGGTGAACGTCGATTTGACTTGTATTTTTATCGGTCGCCCGTCCCAAATCAATATCACGTCGGCGGCGGTTGAATCGCCAATGGGTTTGAATACCTCGAACCCGTAGCGCATCGCGTCGGCGACGAACTGCATTTCAGCCCATTCGCCGTTTTGCTTATCGCGTCGCCTCGGTGATTCGTCTTGCATAATCGTCGTACGTCTTTGCGATAAAATACACGCCACCCGCGGCGTTTATTTCCCGTTCAACCTCACGTTGGTATTGGGACTGGCGGTCGGTTCCGATTTTTACCTCGATTCCGATGAACCGCCCATCCAATATACCAATGATATCGGGCACACCGCGTTTCGTGACGCCGGCACGATATACACCGCGCGCTTTGTCGTACGTTGCCCCGTTGTTGATTCGGTATGCCGCACCACCGCGAACGTTGACGATGTCGTATATGATCGCATTCGTAAGGCCGTTGGCGTTTTTATCCGTGAACGTCGTCGTCGGTATCGCCGATTCGGGAATATGGGCATATTTCGTCGCGTTGTGTTTCTTTGCGAACTGGCGCAGTTCCGTTAAGGATGTGGGTGAGGGCATAATTCGGCAAGTTCATTTCACAAAACGCGACCATGACCGCGATGTCGTCCGACAACGCAATCAATTCGTCGGATTCCCAACGTTCGGCCAACGTGCGCGCACGTTCGGCGAACTCCGAAACGCGGTTCAATCGTTGTTCAACGTCAGCCATTGCGGCGGGGTTAAAACGACGACGTCGTTCGTGTAGTTCGCGGGCATCCCGTCCCATTGTTTGAATCGTTCGGTCAATTGTATTAATTCAAATATACCAAATTCAATCGACGCGGCGTCCATTTGAAATACGCCGACGTTGTACGGCGAATTTGCCTCGACGCCAACAAAGTAGAACGTGTCCAAACCAAATGCGCGGCAGTACAACGACGCTTGCAAATGGTATTTGTTGCCGAACACCCAGCGTTTGAATGCGGATTCGGAAACGTCTTGCGTCGATTTCAAATCAGCAACGAACGTCGGCGCGACCATGTCGGCGAACCCGCGGTATGGGATTCCGGCGAAATCAAATTCAAACGACTGCTCGACGGCGGTCACTTGCGCGAACAATTCCGACGCGGCGGGGTGCGCCCACAATGCGGCCGCCATTCGTTCGATTATTTCGAATTCAGAATCTTTGAGAATTTCACGCGTTCCGGCGGCCTCTTCGACCTCTTTCCACGCGTTCGTGCCACGACGAATGTCGGGCGCGACAAGGTATCGTTTTTCGAAATCGTCGGGTTCCAAAACAAACGTGTGCAACGCCGACCCGCGGGTCATGGCGGCGGTCGTTTCCCGTTGTTTGTTTTTGTAGGCGAGGAAATGGTTTGGCGATTTCGCAAATTCCTTGACGGACGAAAACGACAACGGCAAAAATGGTTTGGTTTTCATCGTTTCCAGCGATTGACCGAAACCAAAATGGTGAGGTATGTGAACGATGTGACGAGGTAGTATGTTTCGGGGTCGGCGAATACCGCAATCGATGGGGTGATGAAAAACGCGTCTTCGTTTTTCCAAGTGATGTCAATGGTCATTTTGTTTCTTTTAATACCCGAACCAATTTGTTCAGACGTTTGATTTCATTTTCTAAATACTCGATGTCCGTTTCGCGGGATTGAATTTCCAAATCCTCTTTGAAAATTTCATAATCGCGACAATACACGGGGTCTACTTGTCGCAATGTGTTTCCCATCGTTTTGTGCGATTCATTGTGAACACGCAATTGATGGTGAATGGCGGGGTGTTTGCGATTGATGATTTTTGCGACTTGTTCTTGTGACAAATTGATTTCCCAATAGCAATACGCAATGATCATTCGGCGAACGTAGTTGATTGACGACATTCGCGTTCTGCCTTTGATTGACCCCGCCGGTAGGGCGGCCCAGTTCTCGGCGAACTGAACCACCCATTCGGCGTGTTGCACGCGGTCGCCGTTATTAGAACGGGAAATCGTCATTTGATTCGGTCGTTGTTGGTGCGTCAAACGTTGGTTCGGTCGGCGTTACGCCCTCGAAAAAATCCGATGGTGTTCCGCCACCCTCACCGCGTTCGGCAAGTGTCAACACAATGACGTCGTTGACCCATACGGACAAACCTTTTTTGCCGTTGTAATCATACGCCTTGACGATGCAGTTCGTTTTGAGAACCGAACCATTGTTGACGTAATCATCGAACGCGTGTTTGTGCGTGTCGAATACGTTGGGCGGGTTGTTCGCCTTGACGCGGACGGCCGGAACCTCGTATTTGGGTTTGCCGTCTTGGCCTTTGATTTGAACGAACTTATATGCACCGAGGTCTTCTAATGCTTTGACGCTTGCGGCGTCCAGCATCAAATCGGCTTGGTATTTGTTCGACAATTTGTTCGGGCCGGATTTGGGCGTGATTTGCGCCCATTGTGCGGTGCCGGTCAAAATAACTCGGACACCTTTTGAAAAATCGGGTTTTGTAGTCATGATTTAAAGTGCGTTTGTTTGTTTACGCTTGGCAAACATACGGCGACGTTTTCAACATTGCAAACATATTTTGTTCAATTTATCCACAAAAAAGAAACCCCGCCGTTTGACGGGCGGGGTCAACGCACACACTCAGTGCGCTCGCGGGTTCGGAAATTTAAGAAACAAACAAACAAACGTCACCCGCGTCGTTCGTACTTGTTGAAATTTTGGTGCGCCGATGCGGCCCAAACCAACCCGGCGAAACCGAGAATGATTGTCCACGTCATTGACGTGTGTGACACGGCGCAAAACAAAAGAATGGTCGCGACCATCGTTTGAATCATTGCTTTGCCGAGGTAGGTATCTTTTTGATTTTCCATGACGTTTGAATTTGTTTGTTGTTCGGGGGCAAATATACAAAACCAAACCAATTGTGCAACACCCCAAAAATTTATTGACACGCGTTGTTGATTTTATTTATTTATATATATCCCTTTAGGGATATATATAAATAAATAAAATACACGGCGCATCAATACCGACCAAATAAATACAAAAAAACATTTCAACAATGTGGTTTTGTCAACCCAAAGGTTCACGAACGGCGAACGAATTTCAACCCATCGGTTGACGTTGTGCATAAAAAAACCCGACACACTGGTCGGGCATACCATTTCGGTGACGTCAACGATATGGTCACCAACGCCGGTCATGCGAACGGAACACGACGAACACGGCGGAAAACACCAGCGCAACGAATCCCAACCAACCGATGACACGTTCGCGTCGGGTGACGGGTTGAACGACTTGCGGAATTTCGCGTATAACGTCGATTTTTATCGTGTCGGGTAGACAAGTACCCTCGACCATCAAAGTATCGTAAGAACGCACCAAACGCACCCGTACGCGGTCGCGTTCAATCGTTATCGTATCGACGTCGTTCATCACGATCGTGTCGGTCAATTTTCGTTCCCGTGTGACGACGATTGTGTCGAACCGAACCGCCGTTGGTTTGACAATCGACGGGTCTTTGGCAATCGCACGTTTTAGGTGCCACGATGCAGAACACGACGCCATCACGGCGACGGCGGGAACAATCAATATCCAACGAGCCATGCGAATTTTTGTTTGACGTTAAACGACGGACACGCCTTCGCGGCGTATTCATTGTGGCCGTGCAACGTTAGCGGGCCATATTCATCACGCAAATGCTTCACCAAATTAACGAATGCCGTTTCTTGTGCGGCGTTCATTGTGTCTTTCGCCTTTCCCGCCGCATCCGTTCCGCCGACGTACACCACACCAATTGTTGTGGCGTTGTGTCCGGCGACGTGTGCGCCCGTTTTTGACACGTCGCGCCCGGAATGAACCGAACCATCGATATAAATGATGAAATGATATCCGACGTCCGACCATCCACGGGCTTTGTGCCAAACGCGGATTGTGTCAACGTCAACGTGACGACCCTCGGGTGTCGCGGTGCAATGCAGAATGATGCGGTCGAGTTTACGCACGACCTTGCCCGCGGTATGGTTTCGTTTTGTTTCCGTGCTTCACGGATTTTGCGTGCTTGCCACGCTTGCGTGATTTGGAAACGTACGTCGACGACGCCGTTGCCTTAACTTTTGCCGCCATCGGTTTTGTCGGGGTCTTTGAGGAACAACATAAAAAATCCGCTGGTTATGAATAACCCGACCTCCGTCAAAGTGCTTTTGCCGAACCAAACGAATAAAAACGAAACGACCAACACCAGTAAACCGATGATGGTCGTTTTCGGATTGCGAAACAATCGGTCGATCATTCTTTGTTTTTTTTCCGCATTTCGTGTCGGTATTGAATGTCCAAGTACGCTTTGTACATGAGCATTCCCGTCAACGCAATTGCGAACAACGACGCGATGGCGGACAATATCGGGTTAATGTTTAACGTCAACCACGATGCGATCGTGGAGCCAAACGCCAAACCAGTTTGTTCGCCGCGTGTCATTGTTTATTCCGTTTTTTCGTTCAACGTGTTGTTGTACGCGTGAATCAACACGCGCACCTCGTCCAACTCCATCAAAAGGACTTGTTCCCGTTGTTGCAATTGAACGAGGCGTTCGCGAAGGTGATCCATTATTCCGCGGCGTTTGCCGGTTCGGTCACGATTTCCTCAACCACTACGGGCGTTGGAACCATAGCCCAAGCATCTGAAGCCAAAGTGCGGTAGTAGCCATCAACTCCCAATACCTCATCGGCAGCAGGGTCGTTGACTTGGAGCACCGTGCGCCAATAAGATGAGGCGATAACTGCGCCATCTTTGGTTACATCGGTGGTCTTGCGTACTTCAATCGTTCCGTCAATCTTGACGTTGAAGCCCGAAATGTAGATTACTTCTTCAATCATTTTGTTTAGTTTTATTTTTTATACGAAGTAGGTAAATGATATAATTATTGAAGAATCGTTAGCAAAATTAGTATTATCTAAATTGTCAAACAATCCTGCAGTCGTTATCTCTTGCAAGGCTATGGTATTTTGCCCAATTTCCCCGTATGCAATAAAGACATCCGAAAACGAAATATACGCAGGTCTTAAAGTAGGCGCAGAGTAATTTCCAAAAGAACCACCTGAAATGTTAAAAGGCAAACCTTCAATCTTGGCGGCACCCGTAGATGTTCCTTTGTTAGATAACTCAATTAAGCCATTTACTGTAACCTGCCGACCGATTTTAGTATAGGTTGCCGTACGACTCGCATAAGTAATTCCCGTAGACCCACCACCAAAAGTAATGCTCGCAGTAAAAGTCCCCTCTTCGTAGTCATCAAGGGCGTTGGCTGCTGCGGTGTCCCCGTTGAATGTTAGGCCGTCAGCAGTAATGCGAACACGCTCGGCAGGGGCGGTGTCAGACGTTCCACTTCGGGTTGCGAATACTAAATCTCCCCTCGTGCTACCTGCACCACTTGTGCATAAATAACCAATGTACGCAGGTTGTTGTGTTTCCCCGTCATATCCAAAATTTATCAAATTTGCTTTGGTTGATGAATCCGCACCCGACAAACTTAATGCAGCGTTACCCGTTGCACCATAACTTGTTGTGATTGTTTTTATTGAAGTCAATTTAGAAGTAGGCGCACTCGTGCCGATGCCTACGTTGCCTGCGGAGGTGATGCGAAGACGCTCTGCATTGTTTGCTCTTAAAATAAGGGCATCAGTAGCGTTGTCGTAACGAATACCACCATCAGCAAGGTTAGCCGTGTTGCCCAAGTTCAAAGAAGACAAACCCGAAGCACCGCCTTCAATACCAATAGTCGTATCTCCGCTTCCTTTTACTTGTAGCGAATACGTTGGCGTAGCCGTTCCAATACCTACTTGGCTCGTTGACAAAGCAAGAATTGAATCATTACCCAAGCCATCAGATAGGTATTTAGCCGTACCGCTTAACGGCCCGTTATCCGTAACCTTAATAAGGCTATCGTAAGTGTCTTGGGGAGTAGTCCCCGTTAAAGTTGTTCCCATGTTCTTTCAATTGATTCCCAATTATCGCCAAGTAGTTCCCAACGCTCGCCATCGCCGCCACCGCCCGCAACACCAGCGCCAATGATGGCCGATGAAATCGAGTTGATTCGGTTGCGACGAAATAACGATATGTAAAGCGCTGTACTCATTGTATAATCAAAATTAATTAATTATATTACGAAGCAAACGTGATTTTATCAACAATTGCGTTTTTATCCTTTGTCCTTTTTCTGAATCACCCACCAATCGCCGTTGTGCGCCAAATACGTTGCGCCGTCATACGATCGCGTCATTGCGGACGACGATTCGCCATCAATTAAAACACCCGTGTCGCTAGCGTCGGGCGTGATTGACAACGCGTTGGAATTCGAAATCGTTGAATCCGTTTTGATACGAACCATTCGGCCCTCGGACGTACCGACCCGCGGCAATTTGATTGTGAATGTTCCCGAACCGCCCGACCACGTTGCGAACAAAACATAATCCGTATTTTTTACCTCATACGTTCCCGATGCGGTCGCGGTGACGTCAACAATGTTTGACGCCCACGATCCGTTGACGAGCGCATTCGCGTTCATCGTCGCGTTGCCATTCATCGTCGTGGTTCCGTTCATTGTCGCCGCACCCGTGACGCCCAGCGTTGACGACAACGTCGTTGCGCCGGTCACGTTTGCCGTTCCGTTGATACGCCCGCCCGTAGCCGTTTGTTCGTATGGGCCGACCGATTCGTTTTCAATATCAACCGACATACCGGCGATTCGTCCGCCGACAATATCGTTCGGCGAAAATCCCGACGATGTCGCCGTTGAAATTGGCAATCTGTTCACCAAATCGGGCAACACGTCAAGTGCCGTCACCGAACCGCGGAATGTTTCAATTTTATACCAACGCCCCGACCATTCATCCGTGTTCGCCGTGAACGTTCCCGACGTCATCAAATACGCGGTTGAATCAAACACGATGCGTTGACCGAACGTCGTCGTTGCAATAACGTTTCCGTTGTATTGTTCAATTGGGCGAACGTGCAATGCCAACGTTTCGTTGGTCAATAGTTTCAAAATCGGCACGGCGGTTCCGCTGGAACCCTTGCGCCAATCCTCGGTACCAATCCACGACGTTCCGTTGTACGCGGCCAAATGTCCCGTTTGACGTGGGCCGTCGGCAATGAACAAATCGCCAAGGTCGAGCGTCAAATTTGAATCAACGTTGGTGTCGGTATTTGACGACGAAAATGTCGCGCCGGGTGCATTTGTTGAACCATTTGTTTCGATACCAAACACGAACACCGAATCGAACAACGGCGTTTGCGTCGGTGTGTACGTTGCGCCATTTCCCGCGCGGAATACGCCGTGAAGGGACAACACGAAATCCAATTCGCCGTTGACGGGAATATCGGGTGTAATGATTGCAACGGGGTAATTGACGATGGCGATTCCCGACGAAAAAAACATGGGCAAATCAAAAAAGTATTCACCCGCCGTTGTCGACCACGACGGAATCCCGAACATTGCGCCACCCGCGGCGTACCCGTTATACGTTCGGTTGCAGTAATAATACGTCCCCGTCGATGAATCTTGAATGCGGATTCGCATTTTGAACACGGGAAAAATCGGTGACGTTGCGGTCGGTGCGCCGACGACCTTGAAATTGAATGACGTTGAACCAATCGACAATTGAACACCCGAACCACCCGCGATGAATCCCGCGGTATATGCGTTCGGCGCGTTGCGGAATCGGAACAACCCGAATGCGTTGAACGGGTTGAGGAATCGTTGAACGTAATGGATTTTCGCCAACTGAACGGCGGGCAAAAAATCAAAATTGTTTCCCGAACGACGTGCGCCACCCGCGGCGGTTTGGTTTAACGTGAGGTCATCATTTAATGAAATGCGCTCAAGTTGAACCCCGGTTTTGTCGTATTTCGAAACGTAACGCGATGCGGCATCGCGGTTGCCGTATTGTTCGAATACGAATCGTCCGCGTTGCATGAAAATTCGCGCGTTGTACAACGTCGCCATTTGACGCAACAATTCCAATGCGGGCGACAACACGTCGTTTCCGTCGTCGTCCTTTTGCGTGAAATATCGAACGTCAAAACCTTGGTTGTACAACGGGTCATTTGCCGTTGAATACGTTTGCGCGTTGGTTTCCCACCAATCCGCCGACGTTTCAAAAAATACGTCGGACGCACCCCACAAATCATACGTTCCGATTTTTTCAAAACATTCGCGCAAAACGTCCGTGATGCGTGTCGTTTTGAATCCGTTGGTTTCGTTCACCACGTTGGCGGCATCGTACTCGATGTTCGCCAAACGCCCGATTCCGTCGGTTGCGGTGATTTCGTAAATGTATGGGGCCGATGAATCCTCGACGTTCACGAGGTCTTGCGTTAGCCAGCCAATCCAATACAATGAAATTTCGTCCCACGGATCGGTTGCGTTATTCCACAAATCTGCCCACGATTCCCAAACCGCCGTTGGGCGATATACGACAACACGAAATCGGTTTTCTTGAAATGTTTTCAACGTATCGATGAACGTTTCAAATGTTGCATCCGCGGCATACGCGCCGAATGTCATTTTCGAACCGACAATGGGCGAAACGATGTCATCGGTTTCGCCCTCGTACGTTAGTTCAAAACCGCGTGAATCGACGTTGAACGTCGTGGCCGCGGCCAACCATTGCGTGTCGTGGATTTCGATTCGGTATAAAATACCTTGATCGGACTTGAATTCGGAATAAAGACGAACGGCCATTTGTTTTGTGTTGTATTAAAATCCGCGGTATCGTGAACGTTGACGCTCGGCGCGTTCGGACGAAATCAAAATGTCGGAACCTTGAATGCGACCCGTCACGACGACGTTGCTTTGGTTTCCGAAACCGCCCATCATTCCCTCGAGTTTATCCAAAGGAATGACGGCCTCGGGGCCACGACCTTCACCAATCAATGCGAGCGTTGGCCCCGTCGCGATACCACCCTCGGCCAATGCGGGAATGGTTCCGCCGCCTTGAATCGCACCCGCCTTTTTCGCAAGTGACGTGCGGATTCCCGACGCCAACGCAACCAACGCAATACCGCCCGCGATGGCGACGGCGGGGTTCAATGTTTTCAATGCGACTTGAATTCCCAGCAACGCGATACCGGTTTGGATTGCCATTTCACCGACTTGTTGCAACAAACCCGCCAACGATTGCAACGCGAAGGTTCCGAAATCAGCAATCCCCGCACCGCCAACCGCGGCCGCGCCAATCATTTCACCGATACCAATTGCGAACGATGTCGCGGCACCCGTGATGGCGGACGAAATGTCCTTTGACAATTGTTTGGTCGCCTCAATCAATTTGAATTGTTCCATCGTCATCGCTTGAATCGGCGATGCCATTTGAACGGCACCCGCTTTCATTGCGGCAACCGCCGTGTTCATCGACTTTGGTGCAACCTTCGCCAATGATTTGAACGATGAAACGACGCCAGCAACCCCCGAACCACTGGCGGCGTCACCCGTTCCCGTTGTATCGCCTTCGACGCCGATTATTTCCGCCGCACCTTTGGTAACGGCCGACGCGGTAGAACCGCCGAACATTGCGCCGACGTCGCGTTTGACCTCTTTGGCGACTTGTGAAATGGATTTCAGTTTCGGAACGGCCTCCATTTCAAGTTTGTCGAACAACTCGATTTTGATTCCGTCCATACCAAGGGCGTCGGCGACGCCGTTGAACACTTTGATCCAGTTGTTCAAATACGAAATTCCGAGGTTCACGAATCCGCGAACGGCATTCAATGCCATCGCTTTGAACGCCTCGAAATTGTACCCCACATAAATCGCAATCGCGCCCAATGCCGCCAACGCCACAACGGCGATACCAATTGGCCCGATTAACATTCGCAAACCTTGAATGGCCATAAATCGTAATGCCGCGCCAATTTTCGTGATGTATGGGAGCATCAAAACGAAATTGCGTTGCATCAATCCAAACGTGAACAACAACGGCCCGATTGCCGCAACCAACCCCGCAATGACAACCGCAACGATTTTGATCGGGCCGGGCATTTCGTTCAACGTCGACAATACGGACGTCAACGCCTTCACCAACGGAACCAATGCAACGGAAATGATTTCACCGACGGAAATCATCAAACCCTCGAATGCGGATTGAAGGTTTTTGAGCGCACCTTGCGTGGTTGCGCCCATTGTTTCGGCCATCGCCTTTGCGGCCCCGTCGGCCTTTTCAAATGACGCGGTCAACGGGTCGATTTGTGCCGACCCCTTGGCCAATACCAACAATGCGGATTGTGCGGTTCGGCCAACCTCTTCGTTCGCATCGGAAAACGTAATTCCCGACGCGGCCAATTGTTTGATTTTTTCCGTGACGGGTTCCGCACCCGCACCAAGGTCGCCAATGATTTTCCGCAATGCGGTTCCCGCCATCGAACCTTTGATGCCGGAATTCGAAAGAACGGCCAGCATCGCGGACGTTTCTTCTAATGAAATGCCAGCGGCGGCCGCAACCGGGCCGACGTATTTCATCGCATCGGCAAACGTCGACAAATCCAATGCGGATTTGTTGAACGATTCCGCCATGACGTCGGCAACGTGTGTCGTTTGCGATGCATCCAAACCAAATGCGCGGATTGTTGCGCCCGCGATTTCCGCCGAACGCGCCAAATCCTCGCCCGACGCTTGTGCCAAATACAATGTGGCCTCGGTGACCTTCGTGATTTCGTCGGCGGAAAAACCAAGGCGAGCGAATTCCGCTTGCAATGCGCCGACTTCTTTGGCCGTGAAAATGGTTGATGCGCCAAGTTTTTCGGCGTTCTTTTTTAACGCCTCGAATTCAGCACCCGTAGCACCCGAAACCGCCTTGACCTCGGCCATTTGTTGTTCGAATGCTTGGAATGTGTTGACGGCAATTGCGCCCATCCCCGCAATCGGGGCGGTCAATTGCATCGTCAAACGTTTGCCGGTCGCTTGCATTTGCCGACCAGCGCGGTCAAGTGCGCGTTCCGCCTTATTCAACCCCGTAATTAACGGGGCGATGTTTGCGAAAAACCGAAGGTTAATGGACGAAAGATTCATCGAATGCCGAACTTTTGATTGATTGCGTCAATGACTTCACCGCGTGACCACACGCGCTTTGGCCCTTGACGTTTATTTTCCCACGGGAACCGAATCAAATCGGTCGGCGATACTCGCTTTTTAGTATGCGGCGCAATCGTGACCGACGCGATCCACCGCGCCCGTTCCCAATCAGCGCGGTATTGTTGTTGCAGTTTTTCCGAAAAACCCCGCGACGTGTTCGCAAACTCGCGCGGGGTCATATCGTAAAACTGCGACGGCGTCAATCCTATTTGGCCAAATGCGTACGCCTCAATCGTGTCCCATGTAGGTATTTCAAAATCGGCGTTGCCGTCGATGCTTTGGCCCGTTATTTTTTTTCTTCTTCGGTGTTGAATTGCCGACCGAAAATGTCGAACGCCTTTTCCAAAATTGTGTTGTCGTCGTCAAGTAAATCAGCGACGTCGTCAACCGCCATTTTGAATGGCATTTTGTCTTTGCGTGCGCCGTCTTTGAAACCACACCAAACCAAGGTGATCGCTTGGTCGAGGGTGATGTCGTGTTGAAGGTTTGACAAAGACGCCAACGGCATTCCGGTCACGCGTGAAAATTCACGCAATGCGTTGAACCCGAATCGTACGGGAAAACGCTTGTTGTTTGTTTCGATGTATTCAACCATAAAAAAGAAAAAATGGGGGCGTTTCCGCCCCCGTTAATTGTTAGGCGTTCGCCGTTTCGGCAAGTACGCCAGTTCCCTCGAACGAGAACGAAAACGTTGCGTTGTCCTCAACACCCGCCTCTTGGTCAAGTGAGGTGATGAATCCGCGGCCCGAATAGTATTTTTCGCCACTTGCGGTTGAACCAAACTTGACGTAAAGGTTCGTGCGTCCGTTAAGGTAACCGAAAAGGTCGGAATATCCGTCGGCACTCGTAAGTGAGTACACAACCAATCCGTCGCCGGACAAAGACCATGAGCGTTGGCCCGACAAAAGTTCACGCCATCCGGCTGAATCTTTGGTTGATGTGTCGCGGGTTTCCATTGAAATTGACAATGACGCGTTGGTCATACGTCCAACTTCGTCGTAAGTTACGCCGTCCGTGCTGAATTGAATCAGTACGTCGGTTGCGTTCATGATGGCAGTAGATGCGGGCATGATTATTTAGTTTTAGGGGTTTTAATTTCGGGTTTTGCGTCGGGTTCGTCGCTAACGATGAAACCGGCGGCTTTGAGTTGTTCGGCCGTATGATGCGGAACCATGACGAACGAACCTTTGAGAACGACGCGCTCGCGCATCATTTCCCAATCTTTTTTCAATTCAATTTTAATCATAATTTGATGATTCTGAATGTTAAATCAACTTGCTTGGCGAAATATCGTTCGTCGTCCGAAAACAAATCCCTTTCACCTTCAAATTTACAACTTTGCACGGCAACGTCCAAAATTATTTCACGCATACGGACGAATGCGGAACGAACATAATCGATGCCGTTTGCGGTGTCGGAATAGTTCGTGGAAATAAGTGTGATTCGCACGTCGACGGAATCAATGTGCGAATCCGAATCTTTGGTTCGGGACGGCGTATTATTTATCACCTCGTAAATGGCGTACGCGGCCGATTGCGCTTGTGCGCCAACCAACGGGAAAACACGCCCGCCGAATAACGAATTCAAATTCGCATCGGTCGTGAACTTTGATTTGATCACCTTGCCAATCATTGCACCGATTTATTGAATTCATTTTCAATGTACGACTTTGCGTCGGCCGTGAACTTTGCCGTCACCAATGCCATCGTGCGCGCTTTGGCGCGGTCGGCGAAACCCAAGTTTGAACCGCCATACCGCCCCGATTTGATGTTTCCGTAGTTGATGAAATGCGCGAACCAACCGCCCTTTTCGGGGTCGGCAAATGCGCCCTTTACGCGTGGGCCGACCCAATATGCGGAAAACAAACGCGCGGGGCCATTCGTTTTGCCCTTGCCAATACCAATTGATTTGGCTAATGTTCCCGGCTGGATTTCCGCATACAAACCGCCATTGCGGTACACCTTGATGGTTTTGTCGGCGTTCTCGATTTCGGCCTTCATCGCATCGCGCGTGATACGCATTGCGTCGCGTTGTAGTTTGCCCAAATCGCGTGCGTCGATGGCGTGTGCGAATTTGGAAAGTTCGTTCAACACACGCGAAAATTCGCGGTTCATTTCGGCACCATCGATACCGATACCGCCAACGTCACCGCCTTTGTGTTTGTAGGTGCGTGCCATCAGTTCACGAAATTATTTGTTCCCATTTGCGGGTGATTGCCTCCCAATTTGGAATGAACAATTCCCATTTCATCATGTTCGCGTCCGACAAACGCGTGTGCAAAACCATCGTGTGACGGCGGGCATCGCCCGAAATGATGGATTCGATTTCGTAAATTTTACCGCGGTAAACAATCGGCATCCGTTCGTTGACGTCGTTGCGCCAACGAATCAAAAATTGAACTTTTTTTGATGCGATGATTTGGTCGGATTGTTCACCCTCGACGCCGCTTTTTTCCTCAACCTTTGCCCATACGGCCGCAAGGGTTGAAAATGATTTAATCCGTTGCCCGAATACGTCAACGGATTCCGTCACGTTTTGAATCGTGATGCGCTGGTCGAAATCGCCCGGATTCATCAGAACTCGAAAACGCGGTATGGATTCCAAAGATATTCCGACGCCGTTGGCAAACGCTTCACGGAATCCGTGCGGTTTTCGTACATGTCGCCAATGACGAGCATCATGCCGTGTTTCAACGGCGCTGGAACGGCGGCGGCGTTGGCAAATCCCGCAACGTAACGCACGAACACGGCGTTGATGGTTTCGTATGTTCCAAACCATCCGTTGTCGGGTGAAATACGCGCGGGGCGCGAAATGGTGTCGACTTTGTATTCGGCGGGATCCGCGGTGATCGTGGTTTCGTTCCCGTCGATGTATTTGACGTAGGTCACCGCCGACACCGGCGAACGTGACAAACGAATTTCGTCTTTGTAATCGCCCGAATACTGCGGGAAATCGTCAAAGAATTCCTCAAATGTCGTTGGCAACAACGCCATTCGGGTGTATGATTCGCACAATTGACGCGCGGCCGTGATGAAAATGGCCAACGTTGCGTCGTCATCCGAATGGTCAACGCGCAAAAATTCCTTAACCTCGGCCAATGTTAATGGTTCCGACGCGGGCGGCGTGACAATTTGAATGGTTTTTTGTGCGTTCATGGTTTAGCGTTTTTCCGTCTTTGATTTTGGAACGGCGCGTTCAGCCCGTTGGGCGGCGGGCTTGGCGATAACTTCCGCCAAACCCGCGCCAACGTACTCCATCGCCGCCTCGGCGGTAAGGGTATGCACCTCGCCCGAGCGATATGCAAACCCGTTACCAACCAAGGTTGTGAGGAATCGAATTTCCATTCGATTAGGCAGTTTTCATAGTGATGTACTTGATGGCGGCACCATTGATCGCACCAGCGTCAGAACGCTTGTACGCAATGAATCCAACCAACAAAGCGTCAGCGTAACGCTCGTTCAAACGAAGCATTTGAACGCCACCAGCATTGCGAACAACGTACTTGCTGAAATCAGCGGCAACCAATGGTTTGTTGGTTGAAGCGATTGCGGCCATGTCGTTGTTGACGTAGAATGGTACACCGAATACGCGGTCGGGTTCTCCAGCGGCCATACCCGGGATAAACACGGGGAAATCGTTAGATGAACCAACACCAAGTTTGCGGATAGCGGCGGCAGTTGAATCGGCACCCATAAGAGCGAACGAAGCAGAATTGCGGTACGACTTGTCAACGCTATGGATAAGGGTCAAGATTTCGTCGGCCGTGATTGCGGTTGCACTTGCGGTAGTGAGGGCAGATGAACCAGCGGTGATGATACCGGTTGGCTTGCTTGATCCGTCACCCGTGGTGAAATGCGCGTTTTGACCGCGTGCGATACGCTCGCCAAGGGCGTTCACAAGGAACGCGTCGAGGTCGAAAGCGGCGTCTTGCAACAATTGGTAAGAAACCTTTACGATTTTAGATGAGTAGGTATAGGCACCAAGGTTCAACGATGCAAACGTCATGTCGCTTACAACGTCGGCAGAACCTTCGCTCAAGATAGCACCAACGACGCTGGTGTCGTCAACCTTTGGGTAAGGCAACGTCGCGCCGCTTTGCGTGTTCAGAACTTGGGCAAGACGCTCAACCTCACCGGTGAACTTGCTCGCGACGTCAAGGGCGTACGAGAAATCTTCGGGGACGAGGTAACCACCGGCAGATGCTGGGGTCGTCAATTGTGGGTCGGTTCCACGTTGTTCAACGAGTGAACGCTCTTCGTTGTTCAGACCGGCAAGGCCATGACGAAGGTATTTAGAAAATGCCTCACGCTTGGTGATTTCCTTTTGTTCGGCACGGGCCTCACGTCCAGCGGCAATTTCCTTTTTCATTTGCTCGGCGCGCTCGATTTTCTCGGCACTCTCACCAAGTGAGCGAACGTCGTTCTCGATTGCATCGAACTTTTGGTTTTCTTCGGCGTTCAGCGAACGGCCTTCGGTTTGTGCGGCGGCAACGATGTGATTCATTTCGTTGACCAACGCGGCGCGCTTTTCGCGCAGTTGGATTGAATTCATGATTTATGAATTGAGGTTAATAATTCGTAGAATTAAAGAGCGCAAATTCGGCCGTTCGACCTCGTTCACGTTTTCGGTTTCCAAACCAATTGGTTCGGTTTGTGGTACGTCGACAACTTCGTCAACGTTTAATGCGCGCGACACCAATTGCGATGTGGCGGCGGGGTAGGCGGGAATCACAACGGGCGCAACGTCAATCAAACGCGAAACCTTCGTGATTGTACGAACGTTTTGTTTGTTTTTGATTTCCCATTTGTCGGATTCGATCATAAATGCGAACGACGATTGATTGACGTCACCGCGGCGCATCAATTCGGCCAAATCGTTGGCGTATGTCGTGTTCGGCAAATCGATTTCATACATTAAACCCTTTTCGTCGACCGAAAGGCGCAACGTACCCGACGAAACCCGACCAAGTAAGTAGTTCCAATCGTGGTTGTAGAACCCGCGAACGTCGTCGTTCATGACGTCGTCGAACGCTCCCGGCGCGATGTATTCAATGAACCCGCCCAAATCCTCGGACGGCGAATTGAATACGGCCGCATAACCGCGAATCGTTTGACCCATAACGTCGGCGCGTTGGGTTGTGGTACGGCGTTCCATGATGGGAACGTTCTTGCGAACGTCGGCGTCGTATTCCTCAAGTGTGGAAAAACGATGCACCACGTTCAACGGCGGTTGTTGTTCGACGTATGCCTCGATTTCGGTGTCGAATTCGTACACACGGATTTTTGCGGCGGGGTCGTCGGGCGTACCCGTTACCACAAAGCCCGAATCGGCCTCTAATTCGCCGTCCATTGCGATTTCAATGACGCGACCATACGCGAACCCGTTTGACGAATTCCAACGCACGAAATCGCCTAATTCGAGTTCATCGGGCATTGCCCGTGCGGCCGTCCCTCCCTTAACGCCGACGCCGCCGATTTCGGCCAACACGTCGTCGTTGTTTTCGTAATGACGAACAATGTTCAATTCGTTCACCTTTTCAATTTTTTTCTCGTTAGACCCCGTCGCGAAAATGCGCGATGCGGGAATTCCGTATTCCTCACCGAACGCGATCAATTCGGCGTCATCGTTGCGGGCGGAAATAAGGTAAACCTCGGAACCGGATTCCAATTCCTTTTGCAAATACTCTTTGCCCTCGTCCGTGGTCAACGTGCCATCGTAATCAAACGAAACGCGTTCGCCCTCGGCGCGCAATTCGCGTTTGTATTCCTCGGATTCTTTGTACGTTTCCTCGGCCCAAACCAACATTTCGTCACCGCCCCATGCCGCGTACATGACCGAACCGCATATTTCGTTACCCTCGGAATCGAAAAAATCGCCTTGGTCGTAAACCTTGGCGCGGGATAAAAACGAATAAATGCGCGGCAGACGTTCAACCGACACGGCTTCGCGTTCGGACAAAATTCGGGCGGTTTCCCAACCAACGGCGGTGCCGCATTGCGAATCGTTTTCCTCGCGATGTTTCAACGCACGTTGCGCGTTGTCCGTGGCCGCTTGCGGGTAATCAGTCCAAGGCATCGTTTTAAATGCTTTGATCTTGACCGGCGTTCACCATGTTCAACGGCTGGAGGTACACGTCGCCACCATCGACGTCGGGCAATTGTTCTTTTTTGCGAATGTCGTTCACCGACAACCAACCCCACTGGCGGCCGACGGCGTACGCATCGTATCTCGATTTGATGTCACCACGAAGCAAACCCTCGAGGTTGAATTCGACGAAAAACGGCGATTCCAAACCAAACAATTTCAACGTGAATTCTTGTTCCCAACGCACGGCGTATGGGCGAATCGTATTGCGGACAAACTGAATACCTTGTTCCTCGACGTTCGCACGCGTGGCGGAATTTTTCAAATCGCCCAGCATATGCGGCGGAATAAGGAACCAGCGGGCAACCTCTTCGACTTGGAACTCGCGTGTTTGCAAAAACTGCGCTTGGTCGGGCGGAATCGTCATGCGCTCGATTTTCATACCCTCCTCGAGAATTGCGGTCTTGTGGGCGTTACCCAAACCGCCGTATGAATTCGCCCACGAATTTTTGATTCGAACGTATGCGTCGTCCGACAAACGTCCGGGGTGCGTTAACACGCCACCGACGTTTGCGCCGTTGCCGAAAAATTGTGCGCCGAACTGGTTTGCCGCCAAACCAATTCCAAAGGTTTCGCGGGCGGCCTTGATCGGTGAAATACCGACCATGCCGTCGAACGACAATCCACAAACGTGAATCATTTCGAAATCGGCGTAAACCTCTTTTTTGTCAACGTGGTAATATTTTTCGCCGTCGACGACTTTGATTTCAACCCGCAATGGGTGAATCGGAACCAACTTGGTGACGGCGGCGGTTCCGTCGCGCTCGATGAATGCGTATGCGTTGCCGTGAAGCGCGAGGTTCGCCATCATCGTTTCGCGGAACGTCATTGACGTCATCATCGGATTCGGACGGCGCAGAATCTTCGTCATCGGGTGATTCGCCACCGCGACGGGTGATTCGTCCTCGGTCGTGTAAACATTCCACGGCAACGACGCGATTGTTTCCGATAAAATGCGAACCGAAGCCCAAACCGCCGAAAACGTCATGGCGGTTTTTTCGTTTACCGAAACACCCGTTTTTGATCGGTCGTCAGAAAACAACCATTCGGCTGGTTTGGCCAACGACGTTGACGGGTTGTTGGGCGATGCGCGGAACAATCCGCGGAATCGGTCAATGAGGGTGTTTTGCGTTTCGGCCATGGTACGGGAATCCCCACCAAAAATACGAAACGTATTCCAAACCGCACACGAATTGACCGAAAAAATTTATTGACACGCGTTGTTGATTTTATTTTTATTTATATATATCCCTTTAGGGATATATATAAATAAAAATAAAATACACGGCGCATCAATACGAAGCAAATAAATAAACGAAAACTTTCGAACAATGTCAGTTTTCCCGTTCGTACGCAATCAAAAGGTGAATATAATACCCCATCAAATCGTAGATTGTGTCAATGGTTTCATCGTTCACACCGACCGCTTGAATGCGGGACAACTTGTCGTCGATGCGTCCGCAAATGGATTCAACCGACGACGATTTTGAGAAAACCCGCACGGGGTTTTGTAACGAATCGCCGTACGTCGTGTTTTTGGACAAAACCAAATCTTCGAGTTTCTCGATGATTTCGGAAATCTTTTCATTCGTGTGTTTCGCGTCTTTTAGCATTGTTTAGGCAGTTTTGAAATGATTGATAGCGGGTGAATCGTCGGCGTCCGTAAACCGAAACGTGCATCAATTCACACATTTCGTACGCCTCGATTTTTTGTGCGCCCTCGTCGGTGTAAACCTTGAACAATTGGTTGAAGGAATCCAATGTGGCGCATTGATTTTTAAACACTTGGGTTTTGTTTTTCATAGGTATCGTATTCCAGTTTGGTCGTACACGGAACCATTGTCGCCGTTGTTCCGCGTCGCGGTCATAAATTCACCAATCGCCATCGCCAGTGCGACGACGCCGTCAATCTTGTCGCCCGATTTATTCTTGACGAACTTGACGTTCATCGCCTCATCAAGTTTGGTTTGAACGTTCGAAACCATCCAACGAAGCATTGAATTGCCGCCGTGGTGTAGTTTCTTTTTCTTTACC